ATACGATATGAAGAGATATGCTCAAGTTGATAGTGAGGCGATATTTAGATTGTATGAAACCTCTACAAGTGTTGATGAATTTTTAGATGATAGACTTCCAAAGGTTCAAGGTCGTGTTGCGATTGTTTGGGCGGATTTAGAGCAACCAGATTATGTTTATATGGTAAAGGCGAACAATCCGATTCAAATGATTTATATTCCAGAGTTTGATTGCTATGCTTATGGTAGTACCGATTCAATCATAGATGCGGGATTCTGGGGCGAATATGAGCGTATTACGATAGAACCTAATACAATGGTTAGGATTAATACTAAGACACTAAAGATTGACACAAAGAAGATTAAGATAAAAGAACCAAAGTTAAAAAGATATTCGTTCTATGATTCAAAGATTGGAGCGTATAAAGATGAACCTCAAACAGTTAAAAGATTCGTTCCGAGGTTTTCATATAGCGACCAATTAAAAATGTTCAAAGCAAATGATGGTTCAATAATAAGGAAAATAAAATGACAACAGAAGTATTCGTATATGGTACATTAAAAAAAGGTGGTAGCAATCATCACTTCTTAAAAGATAGTGATTTTGTTAGGCACGAGATTTTAAAAGACCACGCTATTTATCAACCAAATCAATTTGGGTTTCCATTACTTATAGAAAGTAAAGGCGATAAAGTATATGGAGAAGTCTATCGCATAACTAGCACAACACTAGCTAAATTAGATATGCTTGAAAGCGAGGGGTATTTATACACTCGTGTTAATGATTCTAAATTAGGCTTTCAATATTATCTTTTTAATAAAGAATATGGGAATGTCGTTTGGGATGAAGAGCTTGATAAAATAGCAAGTGGATATTGGAAAACTAAAAGAGAAGTTGATTTGAACTTAATAATAGACAATCGTAACTACACAGATAAAGCAGATAAATTGGTTTTTCATTTGAGGTTTTTTGATGGGCAAAGAACACCAACAAATAAAATCTATATGGATATGGTAAAAAGAAGAAGTCATTTAGATTTGAATACTGAAGATGAAGAGATATTTTTAAGAGATTGTATAATCAATGGAGTAGTTACTGAGTTCAAAGAGCCAATTCACAATTATCGTTTATGGAATGAATATTGAGTTTAGATAACGAATATATAGATTCTATAATATGTAGTATTTGTGAGGAGCAAGTAACGATTGTAGACAGACAAAACAAGGGAAACAAAATAAGGTGGGCGTGTACTACCTGCAAAGAAAAATATCCAGTATGGAATTAGACGAATATTTAGTAACTATATTATCTTTTGAAGAGTTTGAAGAATTGTTAGTTACAGTTGGGACTGATGAAATAACTACAATGGAACTAATACAAGCGGTGGCAAAGATAAATGGCGATTATACTTATCAAACAGAGGCTTATGGATATTCGTAAAGTAAATCACGATTATTTATATCACGCTGAGATTATGTATGAAACTAAAGATGGGTTTGATTACAAAGCTGCGGTTGGCAACACGCTCAAAGAATTATTAAGAGATATAGATATAAGATTAAAACAATTAGCTAACAGAGACCCTAAATTAGTTCAAGCGTTATACAAGCCAAAAGAAGAGTCAATCAATATAACACCTAAGATACTCACTTTAATGCGATTTAAACCCTATTATAGTTCCAAATAGACCCTATTCTAATTACTACATTTATATAAAATAAGCACTTTCATTAATTTTAAAAGCGTTTTTAAATTTAAACACTTAAAAATTAAGGAGATTGCTATGCCAAAAGGCAAAGGAACTTATGGTTCAAAGCGTGGGAGACCACCAAAAAAATCTAAATCAATGAAATCAAAAAAATTTAAGTTTGGCAAAAAGCGAAAATAAAACATCGCTAAATGCTGAATTAGTTGGCATTAAGAACTTAAAGATTGCGGGAGCGTGGCGAATAGAATTTGATGTATATGAGTTTGAGACCGAAGCAGTCAAAGATTTAATGGATATGTTAAACAAACCTGTGGCAATGGGATTAGTTCAATTAGATGACTAAACAAACGAAGAACAAACGCAAAGATGGTAAGTTTGCTAAAGGCAACACGCTAGGTAATAGATGGAAAAAAGGACAATCTGGCAATCCTAATGGCAGAAGAAACGCTTATAGTGATTTAATAAAGCAGTTTAGTTTCCAAGAAGTAAATGGCAAAGAGCGTAGGGAAATAATATTAGGTAAGTTATTTCAATTAGCAGAGCGTGGAGATTTAAGAGCAATACAATTTATAGTTGAGCGAATGGAAGGAAAAGCATTAGAGCGACAAGAACGCACAACAAAGAATGAACCAATTCAAGTAATGGTAATAAATGATTGAATGGACACTAGACAAAACAAGAAAAGATATATTAAACGACCCAAGCAGGTTCAAAGTTTTAGTATGTGGTCGCAGATGGGGAAAAACTATTTTATCTCTTATGTATTTGTTGAAAGACCCATTCCAAGCAAACGAAAGAAGATGGTTTATCACACCTACTTACAGGATGGGTCGCAACATTGTTTTTCCTATTCTTCGTCAAATGTTTCAAGGGTTTGCTGGAGCTAAATTAAATGAAACTGAGATGTCTGTTAGGTTTGGTAATGGTGCAGAGTTTGCGGTTAAAGGTGCGGATAATGAACACGCATTGCGTGGTGTGGAATTAACAAAGGCAGTAATGGATGAGATGGCATATATTAAACCTAATGTTTGGGAAGAGATTGTTTATCCTATGTTAGCAACAACACAGGGAAGTGTTTTATTTATAGGTACACCAAGCGGGTATGATATTATGTATGATTTATATTTAAAGGGTCAGAGTGAGCCTAATTGGCGGTCTTGGCAGTTTAAAACAATAGATGGTGGTTTTGTATCTGCGGATGAAATAGCTAACGCAAAGAAAACAATGGATGCTAGTGTATTTAGACAAGAGTTTGAAGCATCGTTTGAAACAACTGGCAATAGAGCTGCGTGGAACTTTGATAGAAACATTCATATTAAAGAAGCAAAAGAATTATCTAGCTATAAATGGTGGGGTTGCGATTTTAATGTAGACTGGATGTCAGCGACTCTAGCCTGTCAATTTACTGATGGCACGATTCATTACTATGATGAAATAAGATTAAAGAATAGTAATACAGAAGAGATGGCTAAGAAGATGAAAGCTATAGAACCTAATGTGGAAGTATATCCAGACCCTGCGGGAAGTGCAAGGTCTACAACTTCTAATCGCTCAGACCATCACATTCTAAGAGACTATGGCTTTTTGATTCGAGCTAAAAAAGCACACCCAAGCCACATAGATAGATTGAACGCATTGAATAGAAAACTATTAGATGCAGAGGGCAATGTAACAATGACCATTGACCCTAAATGTAAATATTTAATAAAAGATTTAGAACAAGTGCAGAGAGATAAAAAGGGGGGCATAGATAAGTCTAATATGGAGCTAACTCATTCACTAGATGCTTGTAGCTATGCAATAGCATATAAGTTTCCAGTGATTAGTAAGGCATCCCGAATAATGAAATGGTAAATATATGTTGAATTTTGGCAGAACAGTTAATCAAGTAGTCATCCCAGAACTATCCGAGCAAATCATCTTACAAACAGTTGCAAAGGCAGAACAAGAGTTTAAAGAAAAAGAAATGGCGGAACGAATGACCGCTATGGATTTTTATTACAATATCAATATGGATAAGCATATTGAACAATATTTCTCAAGTGAATCTCTACAACAAATCCCAACATTCCCGCAAAAAGTAGTGCCAAGATTTAGTCGTGCTAGAATGATGTTATATAAGAGTCCGCCAAAGAGAATAATAGGCGGAGAAGAGAATGATGATTATAAAGAGATTGCATATATGTTAGATAGCCAAACCAAATGCTTTAGTGAGTTAGCTTGGCTTCTTGGCAGTTGCCATTTTAAAAGTAAATACAATGAGCGTAAGCAAAGATTAGAATATGAGATATTACCATTTGTAAAAGAATATTATTTAGCAGGTGATTCAGAGCCTTATGGATATAGTTATGAAATAGATAAAGGCAATAATAAAGATAGGCAATATGTATTTTGGTCAGAAGATAGAGATGGTATGCAAGGGATGCACTTCAAGTTTAATCAAAAGGGTCATCGCTTTGCAGTTAGTGGTAATGAAGATATGGTAAACCCTTATGGCGTTGCACCAATATCTAAAGTAGCATATCCATCATCTAGTTATGATGTGGTAAGAAGTGCAATCCAGATTGGTATTGCTATGACCGAGATTGCATTAAGCGTTAGAAGTAGATTAGGACAACCAGTATTTACTGGAATCGATGAGGGTCAATCAGTTATTAAATCTGGTATTGATTCCGCTATAATCTTGCCAGAGGGTGCATCGTTTCAATATGTAAGTCCAAGCGGTGGTATTGGCGAGATGATTGAAAGTGTAAAAGCATTTGCTAATCAAACCGCAGAAAATAATCATCTTAGGATTAGATGGGGCGAGTCTGGTGGTAATAGTCCAAGTGGAGAAGCGTTACGAATCTTAGAAATAGAAAACTTAGAATCTAGGGAAAGTGATATACCTTATTTCAAAGAGTGGGAACATACTAGATATGAAATAGATAGAATCATATTAGAGAAGCATAAAGCTATGAATCTAAGTGAAGATTTATCTATTGACTTTGGCGAAGTATCTTACCCTATGAATGTTGAGCAAGAGTTAAAAATGCTTGATTGGAAACTAGCTAATGGCGTTATGAGTAAGCGTGATTTATTATTGTATTTTAATCCCGATATGAGCGATGAAGAATTAGCAATGAAGATGGGAGAAGTACAAGAGGAAAGGACTCAACAAATTCAAGCGGATAGACAAGCGAATCAACCAGCAGTATTCCAATCATTAAGACAAGAGGCTCAAGAGCAAAATGATAGTCAATAAGTTCTTAGATAAAATAGATATATTAAAACTAAAGATAGGACAAGATGCCGATAAAATATTAGAAGCAATAGATATAGATGATTTACTAAAAGACCCAGAGGCTTATCTAAACGCATTAAGTGAACAATTTATGAAAGACCACGACAAAGAAATAAAACAAGGATATAAAGAGGGTCAAAAATTTGCAACTAAAATAATAGATAAATCGTGAGAACTACAATCGACATATCAAAAGCATTTAATCTTAAAAAGGTAAAATTTGATTTATCAAAAGAGATAAACGAAGCTGCCAAAGCAGTCGTAAAAGACCACGACAGGAGATTGAGTTTTGGGCAAGGTGTTGATGGAAAGATGATGGCTAAGTTGCAACCATCTACAATAAAGAGTAAGCGTTTAAAAGGATATGCAAAGCCTAGAGTTCCATTATATGCTACTGGTACAATGAAGAATCTTAGGATAGATAAAAAAGCTACAAGGGCAAATCAAGAAGCTAGATTAACACCGCCTAAAAGCAGAAGCGAAATAGGCGTATATCATCAAGAGGGTAACATTAATCTACCTCAAAGAGAATGGTTTGGTGTTACCGAAAAAGTAGAAAAAGATTTATTAAGAACTATGTCTATTAAAATTGAAAGAATATTGAGAAATGCCTAACGAATTAAAAACAGAAGATGCGTTAGACGAATTAGAAATTATTATTACAAGTGCTATGGCAACTGCAACAACAAAAACAATATTAGATTTACAACAAACGATTACTAATCTAAGAGCTACTGGAGCAAGTACAGAGGCTATAAGAAATGTATTATTACAAGACTTAAATGATGGTGGAATTATCTTTGGAACATTTCGCAATGCTATAAAAAATACAACTGGTAATGCGGTTCAGATGATGAGTGAATCTGCAATTCGTGGACAATATGGAGACAAGGGAATAAAGACCTTTAAATGGATTACTGCGGGTGGTAATGTTTGTGATGATTGTAAACCTAGACACGGAGACATTGCTACTTGGGAAGAGTGGTCTGCTATTGGAACGCCTAGAAGCGGATTTAGTGTATGTAAGCAAAATTGTCAATGTCAATTAGTGCCATCAACATATAATGATAAAGAAGTTCAAAGTGTAGTAAGAAGAAGAGAACGCAAAAAAGAATTAGAGGAAAAATTCCGTGCCTAAGAAAAAAGACCCAAGACTAGCTAGAGCGGGAGTGTCCGCTTTTAATAAGCCAAAGAGAACTCCAAATCATAAAACAAAGTCTCATATTGTTGTTGCTAAAGAAGGCAATAAAATCAAGACTATTAGGTTTGGACAACAAGGCGTAAAGACTAATCAAACAGTTGGTCAAATGAGAGCGTTCAAATCTAGGCATCGTAAGAATATTGCAAAGGGCAAAATGAGTGCCGCTTACTGGGCAAACAAAGTAAAATGGAGTCCAAGCAAAACAAGGTCTAAATCTACTAAGTGGAAAAAAGGCTAAAGATTTTTAATAAAACAAAACGGAGGACAGAATGTCTGAAATTAAATCGGGGGTAAAGGTAGAAAAAGAAGTACCTAACCCTATGCAAGATAACGCAGAAGAGGTGGCAACTGATAGCCAAACACAAGCAACCGAACCTAGCTCTGAAGTTGGTAGCTTGATTGCAGAAAGCAAAAAGTATAGAAGCAGGGCACAACAAGCTGAAGAAACACTTTCTAAATTGCAAAAGAAGTTAGAAGCAGATAAAGAAACGCAGATGGCAGAGCAGAATAAATGGCAAGAACTAGCTGAACAACGAGGTGCTAAACTTCAAGAGCAAGAACCAGTCATAGAAGCTGCGATGAAACAACTTGAAGCAATGAGGGAAGAAATCTTAGCAGATATGAGTGAAGAAGATAGAGAGACATTTGGCGATTTACCGCTAGATAAACTCAAGGTTCTTCATAATAAATTAAATGTTCAAACACAAGCCGAGGTTGCACCGACTGATGGAACTCCCGCTAGAAGTGCTAATCCAGAAAATAAAAACTGGGTTGATTTATCCGATGATGAAAGACGAGCAAACTGGGGTTCTATTTTAGATGCGTATCGTAGGCGTTAAATAAGGAAAATGAATAATGGCTAAACATTATCAAGGTAGTCCAGTTACTACCACAACAGACCAACATTTCATCCCAGAAATTTGGCAAGACGGAATCTATAAGTTCTTCGAAAGAAAAACTGTATTAAGAGGACTAATCGATGACTACTCTGCGGTATTTAGCGGAGCGGGTTTTGGAGATGTATTACATATTCCAGAAATGAGCTTGATTAGTGCTGATGATAAATCTGCTGGTTCAGATGTATCTTACGATGCAACTGCAACTACAGAGACTCAACTAACAGTTAATAAACATAAATATGTCGCAAAATTATTTGAAGATGTGGCTCAAATTCAGTCCAATGGAGACTTAGTTGCTAAGTATTCTAGGATGATGGGCGAAGCTCTTGCTAGACAAGTTGATGCAGACATTTACACAGAGCTATCTAGCTTAGAAGATTCTTTGAATCTATCCGCTGATGATACTCTTACAGCTGCCAAATTTGAAGAAGCATTAGCTACTCTTGGAGAAAATGACATCCCTTATATGGATGGAGATGTTGCAATGGTTGTTAATCCAACTCTATTTGCAGACATATTAAATCCATCTGCGGGTATTGCTCAATACTTCATCAGAAATGATGCAGTCGGAGAAGGCAATCGTGGACTTAGGTCTGGAATGGTTGGTTCTTTATATGGTATAGATGTTTATATGTCTAATACTTTTGGAACTGGTGGCAACGCTAACACAATCTCTGGTGCTATTTTTCACAAGTCAGCTTGTGCTATAGCAGTTCAAAACGAGGTTCGTGTACAATCAGAATACTCAATCGATGCTTTAGGTACAAAAGTCGTAAGTGATTTATTGTATGGTGTAAAGCGTATTGATGACACTGATAACAAGCGTGGAATCAAAATAAGGAATGTAGATTAATTTTAATCTACTTAATAAGCGGGGAATGATTCGCTCTTCCCCGCATTTTAAAAAAGGATTATAAGATGCAATATTGGAAAAAAGAAAATAGTGGCAAAGTTGAAAGATTTGAAGATAGTGATTTTGAAAAACATCCAGAAAAACTTGAATCTTTGCAAAGGCAAGGTTATGTAAGGGTAAAGTCAGAAAGCGATGATTCTGCATATTCTAAGCCTAAAAAACGCATACTTAAAAAGAAAAAGAAAAGTAAGAAGTAACACTTTCAAAAACTTTACTTCTATTTTTAATTTTTAATAGTAATAATAACTCATTCACGCTAGTCATAGCTTAGAGAGGAAGAAAAAATGGCAGATACACATACCTATTCAGTACAAGAAGCATTAAACACAACAGTTGGCGGAGAATGGTCAGTCAAAAGTGTAGGAACTGCGGGTTCAAGTGCAAATGTAAATAACTCAATTCATCAAGTATTAAAAGCATCTACTGGAACTATCGGAGTTTATAGTGCGGTGGAAATTTATTTTAATTTTGCAACATCAGGAACAGATGTAAACGCATCAAACGATTTATTAATACCAAAAAACACACTTACATTTATTACAGTTCCAAGAGGGTTAGGACATACAATATATTTTAATTATAACTCAACCTCAACAACAACTGGAGCGGTTAGGATAGTAGAATGCTAAAATCAATGATAAGTAATGTAAGTGCTGGTTTAGCTAGTGGTGGGACAGTTGATGGCGATTTAGTAGTTACTGGAGATTTTAAAGTTGAGGGTGCTGGTAGTTTTGCATTTGATGAGATAATTGAAGGTACTCTTAGCATAGAATCAAACTCTGCTGATTCTGCTATATTTCTAATTAAAGCATCTGATGGCATAGAATTATTAAGGTTTGATGAAAGTTCAGGCGGTGATGGCTCTTTAACAATGCGAGACACTGCTGGTAATGCAGATTTTCTCTTTCATACTGGTACAGCATCTTACATAAATAATGGGCAAAATTTTGGAATAGGCACAACCTCGCCTAGTGGTAAAGCTCACATTTATTCAGGTTCTGCTGGTGGTTCTAGTGCAATATTTAATCAAGCAGATGAACTTGTAATTGAAAATAGCGACCACGCTGGAATTACTATAAAATCACCAGCCGATAAAGAAACAGGCGTATTTTTTGGAGATGCAGACGATAGCTCAAGAGGTGGCATAAGATATAATCACGATGGCGACAAAATGACTTTTCAAGTTGCTAGTGCTAAATTAATTCTTGACCTCGACTCTCGCATTAGTCTTAATAATAATGATGCTGGTACAGCTAATACCCTCTTTGGTTACAAAGCGGGTGAAAATCTTGTTTCAGGGTCTGCTAATAATGTTTATATTGGTAATACTGCTGGTAGGCAATTAAATAATGCGGCTAATGATAGTAATGTTGCTATTGGAAGTGCGGCTATGCTTGGAGCATCAAGTGGGACTAAAACTGCTTCTAAAAATATTGGAATTGGTGTTCAAGCATTACAAAATATAACAACAGGTTCTGATAATACCGCAGTAGGCGATGTAGCAATGCTTTCAATAAGCGAGGGAGTTAGTAACATAGCGATTGGTTCAAGTGCTTTAACTGCAATAACAACTGGAGATAAAAATATTGCTATTGGGCATCACGCTTTATCTACATCTACTACTCACGATGAAAATCTTGCTATAGGTTATGAAGCAGGTAAAACACTTACTGGCGGTCAGAGTATAGCTATTGGTAATCAAGCATTAAAATCTTCAGGGAATGCTAATGGCAATACTGTCATTGGTTGGGAAGTTGCAAAATCAATGAATGATGGTGGTGAGAATGTTTTGATAGGAAAACGAGCTGGTCAGTCAGATACTCGTGGAGCTGGTAGTGTAGGAGTAGGTTTAAATGCACTAAATTCACAAAATTTTAGTTCAGCATATACAGTAAGTTATAACACCGCTATAGGAAATGTAGCATCATATCATAATGTTACTGGACAATATAATACCGCAGTAGGACATTCTGCATTAGCTGGTGTAAGTGGAAACTCTCATAGTAATAATACCGCAGTTGGCTATCAGGCTTTGACATCAACAACTACTGCTTCGGGAAGCACTGCGGTAGGTTATAGAGCAGGATTTTCTATATCAGATGCTGAAAAATCAACTTTAATTGGTTTCGATGCTGGATTAGGGGTTACAACTGGAGATAATAATACCGCACTAGGTTATGATGCTTTGGGTGGTAATGCTAGTGCTGGAATTACTGGCTCTCATAATACTGCTATAGGAGCAAATGCTGGAGCAGTTTTAGAAGGTGCAGCAAATAACAATACTATTATGGGTTCAAATGCTGGTCTTGCTTTATTAACTGGTGGAGCAAATGTCTTAATCGGTGCAGATTCAGCTAAAGCATTAACAACAGAGTCAGGAAATGTTGCTATTGGAGCTGGGGCAATGAGTGCAGTTGCAAAAGGTTCTAGTGGTAGTCAATATACAAATCATAATATTGCTATAGGTCAAAATACTATGACTGGTGGTCAACCATCATCAGGTAGCTTTGAGTTTAATATAGCAATAGGTAACAACGCTCTTAATTCTACTGGTACAAACCCAATGAATGGTGCAGTGGCAATAGGGCATTCTGCTCTTACTGCACTTACTTCAGGTGCTAGAAATACTGCCATAGGATTTGAAGCCTCAAAAGATTTAGTAAGTGGTACAGATAACACTACTTTGGGATATCAAGCTGGTGCGAATATGGTAGCTGGTGGAGCAACACCATCATTTAATACTTATCTTGGTTCTTATGCTGGTTTATATATGGATGATGGAGCTAGTAATGTTGGCATAGGTTATCAAGCATTAAAAGGTAATTCAAGCGAAGCAAATGACGGAGCAGATAATGTTGGTATTGGTAAAAATGCACTATTGGCTCTTACTGATGGGATTAGAAATATTGCCATAGGTTCAAGTGCATTATCTTCTGCAACAGATAACATAGCAAATGTTGCTATTGGATTTTCTGCTTTAGCATCTGCTGATAGTGGTGAAAATTATAATATTGCAATAGGTTTTGAAGCTATGCAATCAGTAAATGCTAGTACAACTGACCATAATATAGCAATAGGACAACAAGCTGGAGAATCACTTACTGGAAATAATAATATTGCTATTGGTCAAACCAGTATGGATAATGCTAGTAATTCGGCTGATGGTGTGGTTGCTATAGGTAAATTTACTGCTCAAGGTGCAATGACATCTGGGGCTGATGGAAGTATAGCGATAGGGCAACAAGCATTACAATCTCTTACTTCAGGAACAAATGATGCTTTTGGGTATCAAGCGTTAAAAAATACAACTACTGGTAGTCAAAATACGGCTATTGGTAGAAATGTAATGACAGCATTAACTACTGGCAGTAGAAATGTTGGTGTAGGTAGTGGGGTTATGGCATCAATCCCAGCTGACGAAGCAATAGTAAATAATATTGCTATTGGTAATAGTGCAATGAATGGTAGTGGTTCATCAACTTCAAGCATATATAATAATGTTAGTATCGGATATCAGAGTATGTATGCTATCACCACAGGTAGTAATAACACCATAATCGGCAATAGGGCAGGAACTACAATCACCCAAGGGTACGGAAATGTAGCTCTAGGTTCAGATGCTCTTTATCAAGTTACAACTGGCAATAATAATGTTTCTTTAGGTTCTTATAGTTTAGATGCTTTAACAACTACAAGTAATATGACCGCAGTTGGACATAGTGCTGGTTCAGCAGTTAATCACAATAATGCAGAAGGTGGAACTTATATAGGATATCAAGCCAGTAAAGCCAATACAAGTGGAGGTCATAATACTTCGGTTGGATATCAAGCATTAGTAGCAAATACAACTGGGGCTTATAATACTGCTATTGGTAGTAATGCATTATTAGCATTAAATGGTGGAACAGACAATACTGCAATAGGTAGAAGAGCTTTAAAAGATAATATAGCTGGAGCATATAACATTGCTATCGGTAATCTTGCAATGAAAGACTACAAAGGCGATGATAGTAATAATGGTGGTACTAAAAATATTGCAATAGGCGTAAGTGCAATGGAAGCATTTCAAGGTGGAACTGGAGATGTTCACGCTAATACAAGATTTGATAGAAATATAGCATTAGGTTATAACTCATTTAGGGGAGCAGATTTTAATAATGCTGAAAAAGTAGTAACAGATAATATAGCTATTGGAGATGAGGCTTTAAATTCAACTGGAGCAAATGGGCAAGTAGGAACAATAGCGATAGGCTCAAACGCCCTTACTGCACTTACTTCAGGCAATGGCAATACTGCTGTTGGATATGAATCAGGAAAGTCTCTTACAACTGGCACTCATAATACAGCAATAGGTTACCGAGCATTAGATGCTGATGCTGAAGGTGATTATAATACCTGTATTGGTTCAGGAGCAGGTGGAGGATTTAATAATACTGGCAATGACCATAACACTTGTATTGGATATAATGCTGGAACTGGTGGAAATAATCAAGATGTAGATGATATTGTTGCTGTTGGCTCAGAGGCATTAAATAATATTGATAATAATAATGCTGATGGTTCAGTAGGTGTAGGTAGGTCTGCATTAAAACAACTTACATCGGGTGCTAGAAACACTGGGGTAGGTTATGAGTCTTTGAGGTATTTATCAAGTAATGAAAATAATACTGCACTTGGATATTATAGTGGTTTATTTGCTACTGGAAGTAATAACACTGCTATAGGAAACTCAGCATTAGAAGGCGGTGGTGGTGGAACTACCACTTCAAATGCAACTGCTATCGGACATCACGCATTAAAAAATCAAACTTCAGGTCAAAACAATACAGCACTCGGAGCTAATGCAGGAGATTTAATTGCTACTGGTTCAGACAATATTATTATTGGACAAGGAGCAGACCCATCTGCAAGTGGTGGAGCAAATCAGATTGTTATTGGTAAAGGTGCAAGTGGAGTTCAAGATAATAGTGCTATCATTGGTAACTCAAGTTGTGCAGATGTTTTTATGGGCGATAATGGTTCTGCTTGGAGTACTACATCTGATGGTAGATTAAAAGAAAATGTTGAAGATTGGAATGTAGGTTTAGATGCAATAAATAATCTAAGAATTGTATCATATAACTTTAAAAAAGACAATCCATATAAGTATGATTCCGATAAAAAGCGACAAGGAATTATTGCTCAAGAAGCACAAAAAGTTTTGCCTGAAATGATTAAAGATGATGGCGAATGGTTATCAGCTAATCAAGAACCAATGATTTGGGCATTAGTGAATGCGGTGCAGGAACTAAGCACCGAAGTAAATCAATTAAAACAACAACTCAAGGATAAATAATGAAAAACTATAAAGCAATGAAATCTGCTAAAAGTTGGTCAGTAAAGAAAGCTAAGATTGTTGATTCTCCAGCAGTTTCTGAAGTCAAAGATGATGACGGAAATGTTGTAAGAACAGCACAAGCAGAGCAATCTCACGATGAATTACAACTAGTTAAAAAGCAGTTTGACCCAAATAGCGGTAAAGCACTAGATGACTCAGTTCAATCTTTTAGCTTAGACCAAGTAGCTAGAGAAATTCAATCTTGTAAAGATAGAGTATCTCAAGCACAAGCTGAACAAGCTGATTGGGAAGAACTAGAAAAAGACTTAAAAGCACTTTAATCAATAAAAATAGGAGAAACAATAATGGCTAAAAAAGAAAAAAACGAGCCTAAAACAGTAACTCTATTCGACAAAAAATATTTGTTGGATGACTTAACGGATGAGCAAAAAGCAATGGTAAATCATATCGCAGACCTAGAAAATAAAATATCTGGAACTGCTTTTAATCTAGACCAGCTTAATGTTGGAAAAGAAGCGTTTATTAATCGCTTAAAAGAATCTTTAGAAGAGGAGTCTGAAGAAGAATAATGCTTATTCGTAAATGTGCAAAAGGGAGTAAGGTTTATATTTTTAAACCAAGAACAAAGGAAAACGCTACCTACACTTTTAGTGAAGATGAGTCGGTTTCTTTTGATGCACAGAATAAGTCTTATATTGTAGTAAGTGATGGGGCGGTAATTAAGAGAACCAATTCTTTTTCTACCGCTCAATCCTCTTTTTTAAAAGAATCAAAAGATGAAATTCAAAAATTAGAAATTGGTAAGCATACCTTAATAAATGGTGTAGCTGCAGAAATAAAATGAAAAAAGATTATACAAACGAAATGAAAATATTAATATTTATAGCCATATTCTTTTTGTCTTTTATTTTATTAGCTTGTGATTCTGGTTGGAGCGTTGGTGGTTATGAGGTATGAGTAATGGCAAACCTAAAACCGCAAGGTCTTATAGGGCATCTGTCGTTGGGGACAATACTGTTGTTAGCATTAATCTTAAATGGGCTGGTCAGGTACTCATACTTGTGGCTGGACTTGTTTATTCGTACCTACAAATTGAAAATAGAATTGCAGAACTTGAGCGAAGAGTTCAACTCGCTGATACCGAAATTGAAGAGCTTGTCAGTAAGCATATAGAAGAAGAACAAGCCAAGATTGCAAAAATGGAACAAGAAATAGAATGGTATTCAAAGGAATTAAATTTAAACCCTTTAAGTTGGGGAAAGAAAAAAAGAAAAAAATAAAGCCTAATAACTGGTGGCTTGAAGATACTTGGACAGAATTAGATGATATTGAACATAATTATTTTATTAACAAAGAATTACGAAGAGTGCGAGGATGAAGAATGGACTTTCTAGCGATTTATTCAGAAGCGGGTATGATAGGTGTCGTAGGAGCTTTATTAGTGTATGTCGTTTACTCTATGAACAAAAGGGGAACTACACAAGCAGAGGCTTTACAAGACCTAAAAACGGAAAACAGAGGGCAAAGTGAGACCCTTGAAAACAGTGAGCAGATGCTAATTAAATTAATAGATAGATGGAATAAATCAGACGAAAGAATTGATAGAAAATTTGATGACCTTAACAAAGAAATCAATTCACTAGATAACCAAGTGAGTAAGATTGAAGGTATAATTTCTCGGCTGAATGGCAAAAATTAATGGCTACATCTACAAAAACTAAACCTAAACTTTGGAAACGAATTGTTGCTTCTGTTAAGGCAGGTAATAAAGGCGGAAGAAAAGGAGTTTGGAGTGGGCGTAAAGCACAATTAGCAGTTGCTAAATATAAAAAAGCGGGTGGTGGTTATCGTGGTGGTAAGTCATCTAAAAATAAATTATCTAAATGGACAAAACAAGATTGGGGATATGTTACAAAAGGCGATTCAAAAAAACCAAGAGCCAAGCGTGGAAGATATTTACCAAAAAAAACTAGGGCATCATTAACTCCATCTCAAAAAGCGTATGAAAATAGGAAGAAAAGACAAGCCACTAAAAAAGGTCAAACCAGAGCTAAGTATAGCAAAAAAGTAGCAAAGAAAGTAAGAAGAAGAAGATGAAGCTAAATACTAACATATCTGTTGAAAATATTGTAACTATAATCGCTCTAATTTGCTCTATAACACTTGCTTTTGGGTTTATGCAATACGATATAGACCTAATTAAAAAAGACCTTGATTTAAAGGCAGATAAAAGACAAGTGATAGCAGATAGAGAATTAATTGAATATAAATTAGATGTAATAATAAAAGATATTGCAGAAATAAAAGAAACACTAAAGGAGAGTAAATAATATGGAATGGTTATCGTTAAGTAATTTTGCGTACTTAGTTGCTATTTTAATCGGTGGATATATGAGCGTTGTAGCAGTTAAATGGAGACCTATTTTAAAAGAATTTAAAGATGTAGCTGAAAAATATAATGAAGCTATGAAAGATGGTAAATTGTCTGCAAAAGAGAAACAAGCTATCGCAAAAGAAAGTATGGACATCTTATCTGTCGCAATCAGAATGGTGTGGAAGTAATGCCTAAACTTGGTCGAAGAAGTATGAAAAGACTGAAAGGCGTAGACCCTAGACTTGTATCAGTCTTACAAAAAGTGGTGAAATATTATGATATTACAGTCATAGAGGGTTTGCGAAGTCAGGAAAGACAAAACGAATTGTTGGCACAAGGAAAATCTAAGACCAAGTTTGGCAAACATACTCAAGGTTTGGCGGTGGATATAGCCCCATATAACTACCGCACTAAAAAAATAGATTGGGAAAATAGAGATGATTGGCATTATTTGGGCGGATTCGTTTTAGGTGTCGCAGCTTCAATGGGTGTAAACATTCGTTGGGGCGGGGATTGGTCATCGCCTAGCCTTGATAAAAATGTAATGATGGGAAAAGAAGTTAGGACTACAAGTGATAATTCTTTTGACGATTTATTACACTATGAATTAGTTGAGGAGTAAAATATTAGTAATAAAAAACAACCTAATGGGATTACTAAACAACCAACAAAAGACCCAGAAGGAAATTTAGTAGCTTGTCCAAATTGTCAAAGTGAGAACATTAGAAAAGATGGATGGCAATATTGGAAGAATAATAGAAAAAGGCAAAGATATTATTGTAATGATTGCGGAAAGAAAACATTGAATCCAGTAATAATACAAGGGAATGACTTTAGTGTTCAAGATTTACCGATTGAGGAAATGAACATTGATGATATTATTGAATATCGTAAAAAGAGATATGTTCAAAAATATGATGCGTATAAACAAAGAGAATTAATTGATATACAAATTAATAAAACTGGAGTCATTGGGATATGTCATTTTGGAGACCCTCACATTGATGATGATGGAACAAACTTAGCAGAAGTTTATTCTCTATGTGATTTGATTCGTGGAACAGATGGATTGTTTGCGGGTAATTTAGGGGATGTGCAAAATAATTGGGTAGGCAGATTGACATATTTGCACGGACAACAATCAACAACTGCAAAAGAATCGTGGCTAATATCAGAGCATTTCTTAAATAGTGTAGATTGGTTATATTTGATAGCAGGAAACCACGATGTTTGGAGTGGGGATGGAGACCCTTTGGAGTTTATTATGCGTGATAAAAAGGCATTATATAAACAACACGGAGCAAGAATGAATCTTAAATTTCCTAATGGAAAATGTATTAGGGTCAATGCTAGACATCAATTTAAAGGTAATTCAATGTGGAATACTGCTCACGCAATTAGTAGGGCGGTGCAAACTGGATGGCGAGACCACATCTTAACTGCGGGTCATACTCATATTAGTGGCTACCAAGTATTAAAAGACCCTGCATCTGGATTAATAAGCCACGCAATTCAAGTGGCATCATTTAAGAATATGGATGAATACGCTAATAAACTTGGCTTAGATGATAAGAATATATTTAATGCTCCAGTTACGATTATAGACCCTAAATATGATGATGATGACAATAGGTTAATCACAACATTTTTTAATCCGTATGAAGCTGCGGATTATCTAACATTTAAGCGTAAGAAAAAAGTATGAGTACATTTGAAACAACATATTGTAATACCACAACAGACTTATTATTTGTAGAGCCAAATATAGGTCAATACGATGGAAAAAGAGTTTTAGCTAGTAATTGGGTAGCTAGTGGGACAACGCATCTATTTTACTTATATAATAGCGGAGATGTAAGTGGTCAATTATATTTAGATGGACAAGAAATGACTGCGGTAACAGATGCTCCAAATGCTGATAACGAATATCGCTATACTGCATCAACAGATTTATTAGAGCTATATCAAAATGGTGGAAGTGCTAACACTTTAAACTCAAGTATGGTTGAAGCATCTAGCGATTGGGTAACATTAAAAACAGATGCGGTAAAAAGAGCTAGTGATTTTATTCGAGGATATTTACCATTTCCAATCTATCCTAACAAAGGAGTGGGAACGCAAGATAGTACAGAGCGAGATTTTCCAGAAATTATTGTAAGAAGTTGTGCTATTTTAGCTTGTGAGTCTTTGATTAGACCTTACGATGTAGAAAAAGCAGACCAGATATTAAGCCAAGCAATAAATGAACAAGGAACTGGCTATTTAGATATGCTAAGAACTGGACAAGTTCATATCTATTCTAGCGAAAGTGAATATAAAAAGCGTGGCATAATTAGAACTATAAGTCAAAATGGAAGCTCTACTGGTGGGATTGTAGATGTAAAAGGAACACCAAGCTATTCGTGGGATAAAATAAAAATTATAATTAGTAATGGTGGCACAATAACCGAGGGAGTCGCAAATACAACTGTAAAGTTTAATTCTTTTATAGGCAATGAAAATGGATTGAAATTAGAGCAAATGGCTAATGATGAAGTAATAGATTGTTACTGGCAATTAGTGGGTCATAACCTCTATGTACGATTTTCGGCTGGAGTGTACACAGCATCAGATGAGTGGGAATTAGAATTTAGTGGCACAACTGACCAAATGTTTACACCAATTAAACGAGTGCAAATGACTAGACGATAATGCCTACAGATTTTACAAATATATTATTCACTAAAATTATTGAGCCATTGACAAGTTTGATTAATGCAGAATTTAGTGTTCCAGTTCATTATGACGAGCATCGTGGAAACACTTCGTTCTTAATAACGCCTCAATCGGATTCTTTAGTAACTCAATTATCTTATGGGACTCAAAGAGAGTATGATGTTGAGATAAGCTACGAAGTAAAATTTGGCGGTAGTTATAATAAGAATAGTATTAAACAAGTTAGTGGCATAATGGAAAGATTGAAAAGATTAATAGATAATAATCCAACATCAAGTAATGGTGCAGAATTTTTTGATGCTAATATTTCCAGCATTGAATATGAAAGAGATGAAGATGATACATCTTTATTGAGAGGAATAGCAATATTTAATTGTCAAAACATAGAGGCATTATAATGAAAGTAAAAGCAAGAGAAAATAAATTTCACAGAGTAAATCCTAATGGAGTTGCTTGTGATAAATCCTCACTTAAAAAACTTCGGAATGGTGAGGTCGTAGAATTATCCGAAGATGTAGCCAACGAGCTTTTAAATATGGGCTTTGTTGAGTCAGTTAAAAATAAACCAAAAAAGAAAAAGGAGAGTAAGTAATGGCAGATACTCGTGTACTCCCTGTTAGTGGTGTTAAATATGGCTTAAAAGCTGAAACATCTTTCGGGGTAGGATTAGATTCAAGTGGCAATGATGGAACTGCGTATTTCACGCAACCAGTTGTCCAAGCAGAAAAACCAACATTTAACATTTTGAGAGAATCAAGGTTGTTAAGTGGTCGTGGAAGCATTAAAAATTCCGCAGATACAATAATAAATAAAAGAGGTGGAACAGTTACAATGCCTTTTGATATGGTAGCAACACCAAGAACATTAGCACAACATCTGTTGTTAGTTGGACAAGAGAGTGGATATTCTAGTGGAGTTCACGAAACAGAATTTGATGGTTCAAGTAATTCAGATTCTATTGGTGGAACAATATCTAGTGGTATGCCACATAGTGCTAATTTAGCTTATTATCCCGCAGCTGGTGAGGGTATTAAAGTTTGTGGTGTAGTTTGTTCTGACCTGTCCATTGCGGGAGATGTAGGAGCAAATAATGGATTGATTTCTATGAGTGGTAATTATTTTAGTGGATTTAGTAATCCAGTATCAACTTCAACTGTTTTAGAACAAACATTTGATGGCACTTGGGGAGCTGGAGAAACTCAATATTTTAATGTTATGGATGCAGATGTAAGAACATTAGATGTTGAGGGTAACGCAACTCAAACTTTTATAATGAAGTCATTTTCATTTAATATTGCAAATGGTGTTAATAGAGTTGGTTTTGATACAAATGGAAACGCAGAAGTATATGCTTTCCCAGAATATGCAATAACTGGAAATCTAGTAATTAAGTATGATGATGAGTTTGATTATGGTGCTGATAATAATGTTATTCAAGATTTTCTTGATGGCAATACTATGAGCCTAGCAATCAAAATTGGCGATGGAACTATAAGTTCAGAGGGCGAGTTAAATATCTTAGCAGAGATACAATATACTGGAGACCCAAGCCAAGATTTAAGTGAAAGCGGTATATTCCATTCACTTGATTTTGAGTGTGTTCAAAATGGTTCGACTGAAGCATTAAAAATATCAACATACAAAAATGAAGCACCAGATGCTTTTTAATTAATAGTAACAGAGGAGTAAATAATGATAGTTGATACTAAATATGGTCAATTTGAATGTAAAGACATAACTAGAAAACAACGCAGAGCCTTGTATAAGAAAGTAAAGCACATAAGTTCTGGTGGAGATATTGAAAAACTTCACGACCTAGCAGATGAATTTGCAATTCTTGCTTTTGGGGATGAAAAAAAAGCAGAAGAGCAACTAGGTAAATTAAGTGCAGTACAAGAAGATGAAGTCTTAAATGAAATCATTGGTTCTTATATGGGGTTTGATTTGGGAAACGATATTGGCGATTGAGAACTGCATTGTGGTTTTCCTCTTTTGGAATCCCAAGAACTGGTTTACTCCTCCCATATACCGCTCAATCGCCAACCCTTTTCAAGCGGATTGAATTTAAAAATGAAAAGGACATTGAAGATGAGATTGAAAGAATTTTATCTACGCCAAATATTGAAAAACACGGAATTGGTCAGAGTCTTTATTTTCAATTACCTTTTTTTTGCAATCCAGAAGAACAAATTCCAGAATGGTGTTGGCAAATGATTGATGATTATTATGTAACAACTGAATATAATATTCCATTAGCTAAAACATTAGACAAGGCTAATGCTTGGGTTTTAGATTGTTTTAATGTTATAAAAGATGAAGCAAATAAAATAAATACATACAGGTCAAAAGATGGCAATTAAAAAATTATTAATAAAGCTAGGTGTTGTAGGAGATAAAAAAGCCAAAGATAAAATAAAAGGTGTTGAATCTGGATTAGGTAGTCTTGGTAAATCTGCTTTAAAAGCAGGAGCTGCGTTCTTTGGTGCTAGAGCTTTAATCAATGGAATGAAACAAAGCGTTGAATTAGCGGGAATACAAGAACAAGCAGAAAAACGATTAGAAGTTGCATTAGGTAAACGCTCACAAGCATTATTAGACCAAGCATCCGCATTACAACAACAAACAACTTTTGGAGATGAAGCAATTTTAGGTGTTCAAGCATCTATAAGTGCTTTTGTAAAATCAGAAGAACAAATTAAAAAGGCAACAAGTGCTACATTAGATATGGCAGTTGCTATGGGAATGGATTTAAAAAGCTCTGGAGATTTAATTGCTAAAACATTGGGTTCATCAACTAATGCTTTATCACGATATGGAATACAAGTTGAGGGTGCAGTTGGTAGCCAAGAAAGATTAGAGTCTTTAACAACCAATATTGCAAAACTTTTTGGTGGACAAGCAACCGCACAAGCAGACACATTTGCAGGTTCTATTGAGCAAATGCAAAATGCTATTGGCGATACTGGAGAAGTATTAGGAAAGCTATTTCAACCCGCAATACAATCATCCGCTAAATCATTAAAAACTTTTGCAGAAAATTTTGGAAAAACTTTAACTGCAATATCTAAAATAGACCTTGCAAAAACTGGAAAGAATTTTTTAAAAAGTACAGATGCACTAATGAAAGCGGTTAAAGGATTGATTAAAATAACTTTTGATTTCTTACCAGATTTTTTTAAAGCAAGTTTGAATAAAATGCTTCCTATATCTAAAAAAATATTTACTGCTTTTATAGAGGGCGTTAAGGAAGTTGCTTTAATTGCATTTGAACCTTTAGTAATTACTTTTACACATATAGGGCAAAGATTAAAACAGTATTGGGTAACTGTTATTAATGGACTACTAGGAGGTGTAAATCTTTTAATAGAGAAAGTAAATTTAGTTGGAACTAAGTTAGGGTTTGACGAAATACCACAAGTGAACTTATTAGATAGTGTTCAAGTAGACCCATTATTAGACAAATTAAAAGAAGCTAAGATATCAAAGTTTTTAGTTCCAGAGAGTGGAGATATAGATACAACTCAAGAGTTTTTAGATGCTAGTGCGGAAATTATGACCACTTATTTTGAGCAAATAAAAGTAATGAAAGAAGAAGAAAAAGAAAAAGATTTAAAAGATACTATTGATAATGAAAAAGATAAAGCAGATGCTAGGAAAAAAGCCTTATTTGAATTTACAGATGCTGAAAAAAAGAAAATTGGTGTATTTAGAGATAGAATAAAGGCTAGTATTAGTTTAGCAGATACTCTTGCAAAACATAGAAAACAATTAAGAGATAATGAATTAAATCAAGAAATACAAAATATTTTAAAATCTAAAATGTCAGAAGAAGAAAAAGAATCTGCTATAGCAAATTTAAAAGAAAGATTTAAACAAAAAGAAATTGCAGATGCTAGAAAAATGAAAGCGGTAAGGAAAGCAGAAGCAATCATAAATACCGCAGAAGCAGTTACTAAATTTTTAGGTAGACCGATTATGATGGCGTTGGTAGCTGCGAAAGGTGCAGCTGAAATTGCAACTATTGAAGCACAACAATTTGCAAAAGGTGGAATCGTACAAGGTAATCCATCTCAAGGCGATGTAGTACCAGTTATGGCAACTGCGGGAGAGCTTATTTTAAATCAAGCACAACAAGATAATCTAGCTAGTGGAATGGGTGGCGTTACAATAAACATTGGTGGTAATATTATTGGCGAAGAATCATTTGTAAGAGATACATTAATTCCTGAAATAGAAAGAGCAGAGGTCTTAGCTTGAGTTTAAACCAGTCTAGTAATTATACAGGTGCATCTCATTTAAGCAATGTAAAAGAAAACTGGTTATTTCAACTATTTAATCAAGATTCTTATTTAGCATTTGATGGCGTAGATGACTATGTTGATTTAGGAACTACAACCGCTAGTTCAAGTATAAATGTAAAAGGCACAAGCGAATCTGGTGGGACTGGTATATCTATAAGTTTTTTAATTAACTTTCCTGAACTTGGTCAGGTGGAATCAATTTTTGCATCAAATACAACCGCTACTTATTCAGGATATTGGATTGATAAAGATGATAATAATAAAATAAGATTTCAATGGGGGGATGATACTGGAGCAACTCAACACGATAGAAGAACAATGATTGGTAGCACTGCTTTATCTGTAAATACTTGGTATCATATAATTATTACAAGCACATTTGCAAATGCAACATCTGGAACAAATATATATATAAACAATGTAGCAGAAACAATATCTGATGATGGCAATGCAACCGCAACAACGCCAACTTATGTAAGTGATGGTAAAGCATATATAGCAAGAGAAGATTTCACTGCTACTAATTATGGTGGAAAATTATATATAAAAAATTTAGCTATTTGGGGAGCAATATTAGATTCTGATAATAGGACTGCTATTTATAATAGTGGAGATTTTTTAAGTTTAGAAGAAGATAGCGGTAATTATAATCAATCATCAAATTTAAAAGCATATTGGGAACTAAATAATGGAGAGAATTTTGTTCAAGATTTAACTGGAAATATATCTACTGGTACTATTAATGGAGCTAAATATGGTGGGTTTTTGCCACTATCATATAGAGACACAAAAGTTGATGATATTTTTTATTATGGAGTCGTTAGTTCATCTGCATCAATAAGAAATAGTATTGATGTTTTAAAATCAACATCTAAAACTGGGAACATATCATTAAAAATTATTAATAATAAATATCAAGGCTCTGATTTATCTAAAGAATTATTTTTAGGCTCAAATAATTATTATAATAGAACTGTGAGGGTGTTTTCTCAATTAAACGAAATGAGCGATATTAGTGAATGCTTACAACTATATCACGGAAGATTGACAACGATTAAACACGATGATAGTTCTATAAGTTTATCTGTAGTAAACAAATCTCCGTGGGATAATAAAGTTGTTCCAAATGTTAAATCGCCTAATGGTAGATTGTTCCCTATTTCTTATGGCAATTATGTTAAGAACACAAGTGCATTTGGTAGTGAGGCATACGCAGAGGGATTTAAAAAACAAGTATTCCCAGTTGAAGTAGATGAATGGGGGTTTAGTTATAAATGTTTGTTTCATAAAGATATAGGCTCAACTGATACAACCTTACATTATTATGAAGAATCTATCGATGCTTTTCTACCTTTAGCAGATAGTAACGATGCAGAATCTTATGGCAATGGATATATTGTAAAAACAAAATGGGATTTAAAAAGACATTTTAAATTTAAAGCTATTGATGTTCCATTAAGGTCTACTGGTTGGGATAATACTAATCAAGTATTTAATGCGTTTGATGGAATAACTGATGAGACAAGCTCAAGCACTCCATCAACATTTGCAGGGGCTGATTTTACTCAAGCTGGAACTGCACCACAACAAAGAAACATTGATGCTCAATATGATATTCCCGCTTTTGATGACCAGTTTGATAGTTTTTCATCAAGCGAAAAAAATGGTTTAGAATTACAAATTAGATGGCAATTAGATAATTTTTATGCCACTAAAAATTGGGATGGCTCTGTACACGCTTCAAACACTTTTAAAATTATAGACCAAAGCAGATATGGTGGTAGTGTTACACCCACAAATACAATAACTGATGGTGCAACTATATTTACACAGGATGAAGTCAATGCAATAAGTATTGCAACTAAAGCAACTATAGCGGAAAGAACAGATACTTATGCTTTATTACCTCATTTAGAATTATATGCAGATACATCAGGTCAATATGAAGATGGTATGTGGTTAAGGTTTCAAAGAAGAGCTAGTAGACCAGGCGATGCTAGTGGTGATGATGATGTAACTCTAAAAGGCGATTTAAAAGTATATGATGTAAGATTTAAAACAACATTAAGAGTAAGAAATTTTAACTCTACCGCAGAGGGTATGAGTAGAATTAGAGATGTTAAGCAATTATATAGCGGTGCTGATGGTTTGACCGCAAGTTGGGATGGTGATGCTATAGATGAGGGACACGATGCTCATAGAGATTTATTAATTCGTTATGCGGGTATGCCAACAATAGAACCAGAAAACTGGTCAGAATTAGATAGTGATAGAACAAGCTGGTTTATTAAATATTGGCTTAATAAAGAAATGCCATTAATAAAATTACTTGAAAAACTTCAATACGAATTTGGTTTTGTGCATTTAATTAATCCTAGTAATGGTAAAAGCAAATATGTTTGGATTCACGGAACTGGAACTAATAATGCTTTTAGAGCAGAAGATGTTGTATCTACACTAAAAACATCCGACATATCTTCTTTAAGTATAAGCACTACCGCAGTAAAAGATATTGTAACTAAGAGCGTAATAAACACATTTAAACACCCTGCTAAAGGCACATATTTAAGAGAAGTAACTGCACTTAATTCTACACCTAGACAAAAATATAATATTAAAAGTAAAGAAAATATTGCTACAATAAACCTAGATGCTCTTTTCCCAATACCACCATCAACGATTGCGACCGATAAACAAGATGATTTTTTTTCTTATTATAGCCAAGCTAATGGGGATGTAAAAAAATTAATTGATTGTGAGATTGTAAATATTCAAAAAGGCTATCTATTAGAAGTTGGAGATGTTATTAAATTTGATGATATGGTAGTTGAGCCATTTGGAAGTGATTGGAACAATTATTATATGATTGTAAATATTATTAGGTCTATGGGTAAAATTAAAATTACTGCAAGAGAGGTAGGATAATGGCATATCAACGAGTAGGAACGCCAAAGGCATATTTAGATATTATTAATCCCTTATTAGAAAAAGGAATTATAACTGGAACAGACCAGATAACTGGAACTGGACTATTGACAACCGCAGCATCTATAATTCAATTATTTGATAATAGACCAAATAACACTATTACAATAGGCGGTAATGGTACAAATACACAACAAACGATTGTGATTGATACTAACTTAGATACAGATGGTAGATTATTAGCAGAGCCAATGTTTGTTGCGATACTAGGACATAATTTAAAAAGTGCAGATGCTAAATTTAAAATTGAAACAGATGATGCTAGTGATTTTGGTTCTGCTCAAACTCCAACAATGACTGCTATATGCAACGGAACAATTAGCTCTGGGTATTCTGTACCCGCACAAGATGGATGGACATTAATTACATTTACACAGGCTACCGATAATAGATACCATAGAATTGTAATTGATTCTACTACAAGTAACTACGATGAAGATATAAAGATAGGATGTATATTATATGGAACTACCTATGAGTTTCCAAATGCTCCAGATTTGAACATAAAAAAATCTTTTAAATATGATGGTGTAAAAGTAAATGAATCATTAGGCGGTCAAAAATATGCTCACGCCACATATTTAACAAATGGAAGTTGGGTATCTACTAGCTATTGGGATGGCTCTACAGAACCATCAATGAAAAGCGGTAGAATAAAACTAGATATGTCATTTAGCTTTTTATCTGATAGTGATGTTTTTAGTAGTGATGTATATAGAGCGGAAAGCTCACAACAAGATGATGCGATAGTCCCTAAATTATTATACTTAACGAATGGCGGAATGTTCCCATTTTTACTACAATTAGATAAAGATTTTAACGATGATGATGATGGTTTTTTATGGTGTAGATTAGACAATGAGCCATCGTTTAGCCAAGTAGCCTACAACCAATATAGCACTCAATTATCATTCGTAGAAGAATTTTAACTTTTTATAATTAAAATTTTGTATTAAGTTAGAGATACTATTTTAGTCTCTTTGAGGGATGGTTTCTTCGTTGCTTCCTTGCAACGCCTTCTTGTTAAATAATCACACTTCCATCCCTCTTTTTTTAACCCTTTATAAACCCTATAAAAAAATACTTGCATCTTAATTTTAGGGTTTATAGATTACATCGTGAATTATTTAAAAAACAACAAGGAGTCAAAAGTGAAATTTAAAGAATATTATGATGGACTTGATTTTTCATTAACTTGGAATAGCTCTTCATATTTAGATAAAGAATTTATTCTTGATGAATGTAAAGATTGTGAAGAGTGGGAAGAACTTAATGAAAAAGCTAAAATTATACTATTTTCAAATTTAGCAAGTGATTATTTTAAAGAGTCTATAAAAAAAATGGGGGGAGTTAAGTAAGATGTTATTGAAAAAAAGCGAAGTCAAAAAGCTCATAAGAGATGAGGGATATAGAATTAGTCCCGATTCCTATGAGGGTATAAATAGGGCGGTAGAAAGCACGATAAAGCAAATGCTAGTGCAAGTAGCCAATGACAATATGAAAACCTTAATGATGCAACATACTGGAGCGAGAACAACTACAATAGAATCTAATTCTTGCTCAAGGTGTGCTAATATCAAAAGCACTTACATTAGGTGGGCGAAGAATGTCCAACAATTTTGTGCGGATGAAGCAACTATAATGTTTAACAGATTAAGGAGTAGATAATGTTAGTTCAAGAAGTAAGGCCTATTAAGAAAAAATGCAAGATTTGCGATAAGTACAAACTACACGAAGAGATGGAAACCGCTAGTTGGAGAACACTTAAAAATGGAGTGCGTAAACACTATCGCAGAAGAGTTTGCAAAAAGTGTTGGTATTGGAAAAACGCTAGACCCAAGAGAGATGCTAAAATTCATTGGTACAAAGAAATCAAACTTGGATTATGTTGCGAAAATTGTGGGTATGATAGAGTCCCACAAGCTCTTGAATTTCATCACATAGACCCATCAACAAAAGTAGATAATGTTTCAAATATGGTTTATAATGATTATTCTATTAAGACGATATTAAAAGAAATTGCAAAGTGTGTTGCATTATGTGTTTTGTGCCACGCAGAGGAGACTCATAGTGATAGCACCAACTAATGTATTTGAATTACATAAGCTAAAAGAATATTGCTCTAAATTGAGTAGTTTTATCCGAAGCCTAGACAACCATCTAGGCTTTGATAAACAAAGCGATTTAAGGGACATATTAAACGAATTAGATATAATGAAAGCAAGGATTGATGCTACGATAATTGAGATGGATGCTTTCGAACAAAATGATTTAGGAATGAAATAAAAATGGGGAGTGGGATTTTATCTATGTTATTATTTTCCTTTCAACATAGACATTTTTTATTTTTGACAGAATATACCCACTCCCTTTATTTAATTAGGGAGATGAAATGATGATAGGAGAAACAAAACCAATGGTAACCGATGATGACTTTACACCATTTTTAAGATGGCTTGTAAGAAACTATAACTACAATGAAGAGAAAATAATTGATGTAGTTGAAAAGCCATACAGATATAATAACTTATATGAGGAATTTTCTAATGAAGAAATCTAAAAAGCAAAAAATAAAAGAGCATTTAGAATATGGTAATGGCATCACTCAAAAAGATGCGATAGAACTTTTTAATGCTTATAGATTATCCGCAGTTATCTTTGATTTAAAAGAAGAGGGGATGAAAATTGAGACTATAGATAAGTCTCATACAAACACAGATGGTCAGACTATTAGGTTTGCAGAATATAGAATGATTAATGCGATGGGAAATAAAGACCAATTATCTATGTTTAGTAATGAGCCAAAAGAATTTAAGAGGTGGTTAGACTCGCCACCTAAATTAAAAAAAGGAGATATAAGATAATCACAAGGGGATAAGGTTTCCTCACACACGCTATAGCGTTTGGATTTCGCTTTTCCTTATCCCCAAAACTTTAGGAGTAAACAATGAAAGACTTTTTTGAAAACTTTGAAATGTGGATGTTCTTGTACATTTGTGCAGCATTTACTGCGGTAGTGATACAATTTTTAATTAAACTAATATATAGGAGTATATAATGGACAATAATAGAAAACCTAAGATTGAATTTGAACTAGGAAAGAAATATAAGATTCAATTAATCTTTGATACTTGTAAATCTGGTAAGACAACAAAGCCAGATGGTAAATCTTATAATTGGTATTTATATCAATGTCAGTATAATTCTAATGAATATACATTTTTTGCAGATTATGATTTGCACGATGAATTAAAAAAATATGGTCGTGGAGATATTTTAGAAATTCAAGACAATTATGTTGGCGATAATCCTTATGGACACGATTGGAGTGTTATGTCAGTTGGTGTATCTGATTCATTAGATAATATTATGAAAGATAGTAAGAACAAGACCGAGATTAAGATTGAGTTGTTTGCTTGTATGAAAATAGCATCATCATTTAGTAAGTCATTAGATGATTTAAAGATAAATACTTATGCGGTTCAATCATTGCATAAAGAAATGGTTGATGAAGTAATTAATGAATCATCAGAAGCTCAAAGTTGGGAAAAAGCTAAAGCGGTTGTAGATAAAGCAGAGGAATTATTCTAATGATTAACTCTAATGCTAAAGGGAAGCGAGGCGAGTTAGCAGTCGTAAAAAAGATAAATCGCTACTTGGGAACTAACTTCAAAAGAACACCAAATTCTGGGGGATTATCAATCAAAGGGGACATAATAGATATCGATAATACTAATCCCTTATATGACTTCCACATTGAAATCAAGAACACTAACACGCTTCAAATTCCTAAATGGATGAAGCAAATAGAAAACGACCAACCTTTAGGTAAGTCTGGATTATTGATTGCTAAGTTTAAAGGGGATTGGTTTACTTGGTTAAGGCTAGAGGATTTCTTATATCTAATATCTCAAATAATGGAACTTCAAAAAAAGGTGCGGACTTATGAAGAAGTCAATGATTGAGTGGATTTTAGATGTAACAGAACAAAGTAATATAAAACATAGGATGGGTCGATTAAAAGATTCTAATAAATACGAAAGACTTCATATAAAGATTGATGACCAATTATTCTATTGTGAACCTTGTAATAGAGTATGGCAAAAGAATCGCAAAATGATGTCTAGGAGTTGGGAATCGTACCCATCCAATCACATACCAATAATCGGAAAACAAAGAAAAGAATGCCCAAATTGTAAGGAGAAAAAATGAGGGTTACAGAATTTATTGATTTAATAACTCGTGAGAAACTTCCAGATGCAGAAGATGTAATGTATTCTCATTTAGAATATAGAGATGAAGATGGAAAGTTGTTAAAGAAGTATAGAGATTTAAGAAAAGAATATAAAAAAAGGAGCAAGAAAAATGGCTAAACGATTTATAGATACTAAGATATGGGATAAGGCTTGGTTTAGAAAATTAGATACAAATTCAAAATTAATATGGATTTATATATTAACTAAATGCGACCACGCTGGAATCTTAGATGCTGATTGGGAAGCAATGAACTTTTTTATTGGTACTAATATAAACGATTATAATGAAATACCAGATTCTATAAAAAACAAAATGGAATCAATAGACGAAAATCAATTCTTTATTCCATCTTTTATAGATTATCAATATGGTGCTTTAAGAATTAATTCTAAGCCTCATTTGAGTGTTATTAAACGATTAGAAGAAAAAGGGTTAAATAACTATTTACAAAGGGTTCTTGTAACTCTTAAGGATAAAGATAAAGAACAAGTTGAAGAAATAGATAAAAGACAAGATAAATTCATAGATAAAGTAAATGAAGTTATTAAAGATAAAAAATACACAAATGAAGAGACTAATAATTTTGTAGGTTTTTGGACAGAGCGTAACACTTCAAACACTAAGATGCGATTTGAATTACAACAGACCTTTGATATTGCTAGAAGATTGGCAACTTGGGTAAGAAATAATAAAGAGTGGAAGATTAACAAGAAAGAAAATAATGAGCGAAAAGAAATGCACTTCACAGGAAGCTAGTTTTTATGTAAATGATTTGTTTGAACTTTTAGACATAAAGGGAAATAATCAATTATTGTTTAATCAGTTCTGCAGCTTATTGATGAAATTCAGTAAAGACACAATTAAAAAAACTTGGAAAGATATTGTTTATAGTTGCGAACCACCAAATGGACAAATGGCAGGTCGATTACCAAAGATGCACACTATAGAACAAATGCTTTTAAGTAATAGAATTGATAAATGGGAAGCAAAACACAAAGAAACTAAAAAACAAGAAATTGAATCTGGTACAATAAGAAAACTATTTGATTGGGGAATTGAATATCGTGATGGCAAGATAACAAAAGAAGAATTAGATAAAAAGATAGATGAGGTTTTATGAAGAATCTTGATTTATTTGGAAATGAAATTATTGAACCTAATAGTCTAAAAAGAAAATATTTAATTCCACCATTCTCTATATTTGATACCGCTAGTGGCGATTGGCAAAATAGGAAAAACAAATGGAAATCATTAGGGATTGAAAGTGAAGTAGGTAGACAAAATAAAAATTCTTATCAAAGAATGACTGGCAGTAGACAATTAATAAACCTTAAATCTAATAAAACAACTACAAAAAATCCTTATGTTTCAATATTTGACCCTGTACTATGTGAAATAATCTATAATTGGTTTGTAATACCTAATGGAACAATATTAGACCCATTTGCGGGTGGTAGTGTAAGAGGAATCGTTGCTAACTATTTAGATTATCAATATACTGGAATTGATTTAAAAGAGGAGCAAATATTATCTAATCAAAATCAAGCATTAAGAATAATACCAGATAATATACCAGAATGGATAATTGGAGATAGTTACACAGAGTTAGATAAATTTGATAAGACTTTTGATTTTATTTTTTCTTGCCCACCATATTATAATTTAGAAGTTTACTCTAACAATATAAAAGATTTAAGCAATATGGATTACCTCAATTTTTATATTGCTTATAAAGCAATTATTCTAAAATGTTGTAAGTTATTAAAAGATAATAGATTTGCTTGTTTTGTTGTTGGAAACATAAGGGATAAAGATGGTTTTATAATTGATTTAGTAGGAATAACTATAACACTTTTTGAACAATGCGGATTAAGGTTTTACAATGAAATTATATTAAAAAATCAAGCTACAACTGCAGCTTTAAGAGCAGATAATAATATGACTTACAAAAAAGTAGTCAAAATTCATCAAAATGTTTTAGTATTTTGTAAAGGAAATCCCAAATTTATCGACTAACTCTTGCCTAACCCTTAAAATAAATAAAAAAAAGACTTGACTGGTGTTGTATTTTTTAAGAACTTCTTGATGTGATTATGATTAACCATTTAACAAGTGAGGAAAAAATGCAAAAAGGTAATTTTAATAATAATAGAGGTTTTGGAGTTGAAATTGAATACATCAGACCTAGTAATGTTTCTAAGCAAGATATATGTGATGCTCTTACAGTCGAATGTGAGGTAGAGGGATATAACCACATCACTAGACCACATTGGAAAATTGTTACTGATTGCTCAGTAAATGAAAATGATAGTCAATACAGAAGAGGTTTGGTTGGAGATAATGAAATTGTTTCTCCAATTCTTTATGGCGAAAATGGTTTTGAGCAGTTAAAGAATGTCTTAGATGTTCTTAATGAAGTAGGTTGTGAAGTGAATTACACTTGTGGTATTCATATTCATCACGATGTAACTAACAAGATGGTTGAGGGTAAGAAGCAAAGCGAAAAATTCTTAGCTAACCTTATCAAATTTGTTGCTAAGTATGAGCATCTAATTTACAAGTTAGTTTCTCCATCAAGATTAGATAGTAGATGCTATAGCACTCCAGTTAGACAAGAGTTCTTTGGATATGGTTCTACACTAAGCAAAGATGATGTTGCTAAAATGGTTTATAAAGTTAAAAGAGATTGTAATAGAAAATATGGTAGTTCTAACGATACTAGCATTGATAGGGGTCAAACTTATCCTTATGCACAAGATAGGAGAGCTTGTGGTCTTAACTTTCGTAATGTTTGGACAAGAGGTAGTGTTGAGTTCAGATATCACAATGGTTCTTTAAACTTTGAGAAAATTGTTTCTTGGATTGTTCTTACTCAAGCTATAATAAATACAGTTGAAGATACAAATAGCGTTCAGATGAACTATGTTCCTAATGATGTTAATAGAGGTTTTTGGAGATTTAGAAAAGCTATCGGTTTTGTTGTTTGTGATACAGACCAAAGAACAAAAGATGCTAGTTCTTATTCTTTAAAAAGATTCAAAGAGTTGAGTGCTAGAGAAGATGATTATAGAAGAAATGAACAATATAGTTATGTTCAAGATGGACTAACTACAAACCAAGTGGAGGCTTAAAAATGTGTGGATTAGCAGGAGTTATTCTAAAACAAAAAACTAGAGACAACGAGACCCTTAATCGGGTCTCAAAGTCTTTTTCTAAAATGCTTACAGAAGCAGATATGAGAGGTGGACACGCTACAGGATTTGCTTTAATTGATAAGTATGGGGATTATGTAATATGCAAAAAACCAAAAGATGCTTATGAGTTTTTTGGCGATAATGAAGTTCAAGATAATATTGATTTGGTTTACGATGGTATTACTACAATGATGGGTCATACTAGATATGCAACATTAGGTTCGCCATCAATCAATAGTAACAATCATCCGATTAGGACAGGTCAAACTATAGGCACTCATAATGGTTCTATATCTAATCATAAAGAGTTGTTTCATAAATACGATATGAAGAGATATGCTCAAGTAGATAGTGAGGCGATATTTAGATTGTATGAAACCTCTGGAAGTGTTGATGAATTTTTAGATGATAGATTGCCAAAAGTTCAAGGTCGTGTTGCGATTGTTTGGGCGGACTTAGAGCAACCAAATTATGTTTATATGGTAAAAGCTAACAATCCGATTCAAATGATTTATATTCCAGAGTTTGATTGCTATGCCTATGGTAGTACCGATTCAATCATAGATGCGGGATTCTGGGGCGAATATGAGCGTATTACGATAGAACCTAATACAAT